GGGATGTGGTCTTGGGGCGACCGGCTTTGTGCTCAACCCGCCCCAGTGCAGTCTTGGACTTGACCGCCATTACCAGGGCACTCCGGCAGCCTTAGTGGGGGCGCGTTGCTCGTCGAGTTGAGCTTGCAGGGCAGCTTCGATTTCGGCAACCTTTTCGTCGCCGCCAAGTGCGGTCTTGACCCAACCAATCACATCGCTTTCTTGGAGATCTGCATAAGGCACGAGCGTTTCAGGGCGCTCAAAGCCGATGCTGCCGTAGGCGCCGCTGGAATAGGTGCCGTCGCTGGCATTGACGGTGTAGTGAGCCGTCATCACAAAACCATCAGCGGTTTCACGCTCCAGGGTGTTAATGCCCCAGGTGAAAGTGGTGGTCGGGGTAGTGGTAGGCATTGGATTAGCCAGGTCTGTTGAAGGTTAGTAGGAATGCAACCAGTTGAATAGGTCGGTTGCCCACCTGTTAATTAGCCCGCCTCTAGTGCAGCAACTTTTGCCTCAAGGGTTTCGATTGCTTGCTGTTGGCGCTTGATCAGGTTGAGCAGGTGTGGCACGAAGCGGTCATACGCAACGCCTTCCGGCTGTGGATCACACGGGGTTTCAACTGGAGAACCGTTTTCGTCGTGGCTGATGTCAACGGTTTTCCAGAAGACAAGGCGCGGATCAATTTCGGCGACCTCTTCTGCAATGAAACCCCAATGACCATGATCAGGATTGTCGCCGTTGCAAAGCGATTGATACCAAACTGGACGGCAATTGAGGATTGCATCGGCATAAGAGTCCTCAAGAGTTTGGACGTTAGTTTTATATTTTGCCGAAGAAGTTGAGCGCCTGAGTCTTCCGTTTGAATTGACTTCTACGTTTGCCGCATTAACAGTTGTTGTATCATATACATCTTGAACATAGAACGCACCATCATTGGCGATCCTCATCCGCTCGGTTGGTGTTGATGCGCCATTCGCCGTTGTAGAAAATACGAGACGCCCCGGCATGTCGTTAGCGCCGGGGGTGCCGTCTACAGCAGCTTGAATAGAAGCTGCATCAATAAGGTTGGTTCCATCTGCAGCTTGGAAACTGATAATCCCAATCTGGTCGCCAGAAGAAACAACTGTGTTTCCACCAACAGCAGTAGCTCTTGTTTTACCTAAATTGAAGGTGCTTCCAGTAATATCATTTGCGCCACGAACGATAGAGGCGGATGCAGTACCTGAAGTGACGCCTTCAATTTGAAACAGTGGTGTAGTTGTATTCCCGTCAAAATTACTACGCGCAGTAGACGTGCCAACTAACAGGCGACCAGAGCTGTCGATGCGGGCGCGTTCGCTACCGTTATTAGTCTCAAAGATTACGTTCTCACCTGAAATGTTAAGGTCCAGGTAGTCTCCTGCGGTTCGGTCGTAAGCCAATACATAGCAGGTTGAACCGGGCTGAAACTCAATGTTCTTGTTGGAGCCATTTGACACTACAAGCCGACTCAGGGGCGAAGTAGTGCCAATCCCTACGTTGCCTGAGGAATCGATAACCATCTTTGCGTCAGATGGCTGTACGTTGTTTGCATCACCCGCACTATCGTTGCAAATGTAGATGGCGCCACGGCCAAAACCTGTGCCATCCGAAACGTAATAGATTGCGCCCTTTCTGTAGTTCGCAATGTCACTTGGATGATTACCAAACTCAAGGCCGCCGTAATCATTGTTTGTTTCAGATGATCGGAATAGTAGTAAACCAGCCCCATTGGAACCGATCTGAGTTGTTAACAGCCTCTGCGGGCTCGAAGTCCCCACACCCAAGCGTCCCGAGCTGTCGATGCGGGCGCGTTCAGTGTTATCGGTAATGAACGTAGTTGGCAATGCGCCTGTGGTCCCAAGCAACATTCCCAAGGAATTACCTTCGACAATGCCGCGCTGAACGCTATTTGTATAGAAGGTCAGGTCAGCGTTGTTATCGACCGTTGACGTGATTCTGGCTTCTGTTGCCGCAGCGGTACTTACTTCCAGGCGAGCGCTAGGCGCAGTAGTGCCAATCCCTACATTGCCTGAAGAATCAATCCTGAGTCGCTCTAGGTTATTTGTCCAGATTGTCCACGGAAACGCATCTGAGTTAAGCAAATAGGATTGACTTGTATCACTTCCAATAATGCCTTCGCGGGCATTGTTTCTTACCGATACATTGGCATCAGTTCCATTTGCTTGAAAGCGTGCAACTGTACCCGCGGAAGATCGCAAGGTATCTAAAGGAAAACTAGGGCTACTAGTCCCCAGACCTAATCTGCCTGACGTATCAAGCAGCATCCGGGTCGTGTTGTTTGTGATAAACCCTATGTCGTGGTTGCTAATAGCACCAAATTCTGGGCGTGTTGAATATGATATACCCCCAATAATTGTTCCGTTTCCGCCAGCAATCACGCCCCTGACGTCAAGTGCGTAGCCAGGACTACTAGTCCCCAGACCTACCTTCCCGTCCGATGTGATGCGGAGGCGTTCGGTTGGGCTGTTACCAGAAGGACTGGTCAGAAAAGCGAGGGTTGAAGTTCCTCCTGCTGGAGTATCGCTATTTATCCTCGCAGTGCCTCTTAATCCTGAACCAGAAAATGTGTTTGTGAACTCAAGCGTTGAAGTACTTGTATTAGTGCCGGGAATCCCAGAAGTAATGCGAATGGTATTTTGCGCGCCTGTGTCTTTGCAATCGAGTGCCAAATTAGATACAAGCGCTGGGGCGCCTCCAATCCCTACTCGTCCTGATGAGTCAACAAACAAGCGCCCAGTGCCATTAGTCGAGATGGCTACTTGGTCTGCACCAGGTCGATAAATACCAGTATTGGGGTCGCCGTCGAAGCTGATGCCTGGCAGTGCTTCCGTACCAGAACCAGCGTTCTCCATCAAGTCAGCAATGCTGACCTTTTTCGTCAAGTCGCCCGAAACGTCAACAATGGGCAGAACATCAGTGCTAACCGGATCGGTATAAGCCGTCAGGTCAGTGATCTTCGTCGTTGCCATTGATAGCGCTCCAGTAAAGGAATCTTAGGCGTGGCTTAGGTCTTGATACAAGCCAGCAACGCCACGTTGCGCGGACGGGTTTCTGTGTAAGACCCATCAATATCGGGCGTTCGGAATGTTGGAGGTGGCGGATTAAGCACAAGCTCACGGTCGCTTGTGTTGCCGTCAAACCCGTAGGTCATCTGAGCCTGATTGCTTCCGAAGGTGCGCCCGCTATCTATACCTCGACTATCGTCCCAGCCACGGATAAATTCGCCGCGCAGTTCTGGCAAGTTGAACGTAGTAGAACCGTCACCAATGCCAAATGTTGTGCCGATTGCACTAAACAAATCTGAGTAAGTAGTACGACTAACTGCCGCACCATTTGCTTTCAAGTACCCAGTCGGCGCAGTATTTCGTGCTGTCCAGATCACCGTCCCGGCAGGGGTCAGATCTGTTGCTGCAGGTAGTGCCGCAATCTGATCATCCACATACTTTTTCGTGGATGCCATGTTGTTGGTCGTTGGCGCACCACTCAGGGTCAAATCACCCGTCAGCGTGCCGCCAGCCAACGCCAAATATGTGGTTCCTGCAGCCGAAGTCGTTAGGTAAGTCTCAGCGGCAGAAGTCTGCGTAAGGACATCAGCAATGGGAGCTATCCAGCTGCTCCCGTCCCACATCTTGAGTTCATACGGCGATAAACTCTGGTTTTGCCAAAGGTCACCTGGTTCTGGGTCATACGGTGGCGAACTACCAGGATTGGCAACTCTGCTCTGCTCGAACGAGACAGTTGTCCAGGTCGCACCGTTCCAGACCTTCACCAAAGGTGGGTTGGTGCTGGTATCGACCCAAAGCTGTCCGTTGGTCGGCGTGCTCGGGGCAGTGCTGCCAACACTGGTGCCAAGCAGCCCCAGGGCAACCGCTAAAACGTTGGCTTGAATCCGCCGGGTTTCGCTGCCAGAAACACTTGTAAATGGCAGTAGGTCAGCGCTGGCAATAGCCGAAGCCGATGGCAGCTGTGAAATCCGAAGTCCTGCCATCTCAGTAACCCACAACGGTCATGTCGATCACGCCAGCGACTGCAGTGCCAGAGCTGTTGACGCATTTTACTGTAATGCTACTGGTCGATTTCGAGACCACAAGAGCGTTGATCGCTCCAGTGCCCGTATCCTGCAAAGTCAGCTGGACCGACTTCACAACCCTGAACGTCTTACTGAGTGAAATGGCAGTGCCCGACACACTGCTGCTGATTGATACGTCATTCTGGGATTCAACAACATCCGGGTAGTCCAGTTCAAAGCACAACCCGGTGATCGCACCAGGGCTGGCCTTATCCTTCGACTTGATCAGCGTCCGAACGGCATACACGTCTTCGGTCAGCTTTTCAAATGGTGCGTATGGGTGCAAAATGCCTGCCGCTTCTCCAGACAGCTCGGCGGCGGTATAGGTGCGTTGCTCAGCCAACAACGGATCATCATTCTCTTGGAAAATTTCGTCGTCGTTTTCCTGGAACAGTGATGTGCCAGCACCAGTCAAGGCGGAAAGGCTGTGCTGATACGTCGCTTCGGCTGTAGTCGTAATCAGCAGGGCGCTTTCAAGGAAGTTGTTGTCAAGGTTCCAGGTGTAGTAAGCGTCTTGGGCGATGTCGATCTGCTGGACGGCATAGACGCCGGTATCACCCGTAATAAAGTCTCCGTTCTGCGCCGTTAGCAGCGTCCCATCCTGTGTGGTCAGGTAGTAGCTATCGCTGACCTCGCAGTTGATGTAAGAACCCGGCCAGGTTGTCGAATTAATGCATTCCTCGTAAACCGCGTTGCTGATTGGTGGGGCACCAATGTTGACCAGGATCACCGCCGGTTCATCGCTGCGCCATTGCGTCGCATCAACCGACTTGACCATTACGGTCCATTCGTCAGTGTCAAACAGGCTGGTTTCAAACCATTGCTGAGTGACTGAAACGCCGCCGGAGTAAAGTTCAATCCCTTCGTCCCAAGTGACGGCAGGATCGTCGTCAATCAGACCGCCCTGCTTATACCGAATTTCGTAGGAGACAATATCGGAGACGACGCCCTGGTCCCAGCTGCCATAGGAACTCTTGGGCAGTTGCCAGCTAAAGCGCTTTAGACCGTTGTTTTGATTTTGAACGACGGTGAAGTTGTCGGGCTTAGGAGGAACGATCTCCTCGCGCTCAATCGTGTCATAGATGTAGTTGCTGGGATTCTCGCCAAAAATTGCGCTGGTAAAGGCAACACGAATTTGCCAGTCACCAGGCGCGTGAAAAGCAATCGTGTAATAACCAGTGAGCGGGATATTGCTGAGGAAATACCAGCCGTCTGCATCAGGTTCTTTGACGCCCGGCACTGTGGTGGGCACATCTGTTGGGAATGCCCAGCAGCGATAACCCGTGATCCGCTCAGGGACTGGACAGCTACCTGCATCAATGATCAGCAGCTGGGTGCCATCAGGCTGGTTTTGGTGGCGGACAACAGAGTTGAAAGCTGTATCTGATAAATCCGGGATTGCTGCGAAGGCAGAAACATTGACCGCAACCCAGTCCGACTGTTGCCCCAGGCGGTTAACTGTGGCAACCCTGAACTCGTAGCTGTCGCCATAGACGTGGTTCGAAACAGGTTGACTAACCGCGCCAGCAGTGACAATTCCGACATCAGACCATTCCGTGTCGCCGGTTTGCCGCCACTGATAGCGATACCCACGCACCAGCAAATCGTTGGCGTCATTCTTTTGTGGTGATGTCCAGTAAGCGCTGATCTGGGTTTGGTTATTGCGGAAAACCAGCTCTGCCTGAACGTTGGTTGGAACGCCAGCGCTAGTCAGCGTAAAGCGGTCCTTGGGAATCGCAATCGGCAGATCGTTATCGACGTAAGCAAACTTGCTTGCGTTGTACTGGATTGCCTCAACCTGGAAGACGAGCGGCTCAACTTCGCTGACGGCAATAATTTTGAACAGCGCAGCATTCAGGCTCTGCCATTCCAGAACCCATAACGCACCAGCCTGGCTGTCGATGATGCCGTCACACTCGATAACCGTGTTCCCGGTGGTGGCATCAACCGTGTCATTAACAACGTTCAGGACCTGCAGTTTGGGGCGGGTCGTGATGCTGCCGTCAGGGTTGGTGGTCTTTTCGCCGTCAGGGATGACAAGCGTCAGCGTGTAAGTGTTGGAATAGTTGAGAGTTAACGTGGCGTCCAGAAACACCTTGTTGGTGTTTGTTTGGATGGACTTAACGCGACCGCCCAGGCGCTGACCCTGCTTCAGGGGATCAGCAATCTGAATGACTTCACCAACGCCAGCCGCCAGACCTTCAGCGCCAATGCGGAAGCTGACTTTTTCGGTCAAGTAGCGGTTAGAGAACAGCGTGTGCTTTGCTGCCCGCAACGCTTGACCGCGTGAAGTAACGCCAAGCAGGCGCAGGTCAATCGGGTTGTAGCCAAAGGTTTCCAGCAGGGTGTCATCCTGCTGATACTCAGTAACGCTGGAATATGCCTGGTTTGGATCGTCCCAGTTCGCCAGAACAACTGACTTGCGGGCAGCTCGGGCAGTGCCGGTGTAGGTAAAGCAAGGTGAGGTGACCTGACCGGAATCGTCAACCTCTTGGATGACGTTGGCTTCGCTGAACTGCTGAACCGGAACTTGCTCACGGTCCTGCGTCAAATACAGCTGCCCTTGGCTGTAATAAATCAAGCCCCGGAAGCACGAGGCAAGACCGTTCAGGACTTCATAGACAGTGCCTGCATTTTGCAGATAAACATTGCAGGTAAAACGCGGCTCAGTTCCACCGTTGCCGTCAGGAACTAATTCATCGCAATATTGGCTAACGGTATAGAGATACCACGGGTCGATTGAGATGCTTGGCACATAACGCGCCACGCCGAAGCGATCATTAACAACAATGTCGCGGAAAATCCAGGCAGGGTTATCGGTCCATGCAGTTGTAAAGGTGCCGTCCCAGATGCCGGTGTAAGTGCGGGTAGTTGGGTTGTAGTTATTTGGGATCTGAACCCGCTTGCCGCGCAGCCTGACTGAAAGGTTTGGGATACTTGCGAACTGCCGCGCATCAACCTTGAGCGCTATCGCAGCAGTATTTGGATAGGCAAGCTTCTCATCAATGATTTCGACGTAACTTTGCCAGCTGATCGCGTTCTGCAGATTGCTATTAGTGCTGTCCGCAGTGTCACGGGTGACCCGGATTGCCCAAGGTCCAGTGCCAGGCAAAGCAAACTCGTATGCCCGCTGGAACGGAGCATTGGATTTGCCGCTAACCCTGATGTCTCCTGCGCCATCTCCGACAATTACATAGGGTCCGCCGTTAGATGAAACTTCAATCGTGTAGTCAACATCGGTGCCGTTGATATCACCATTGCTGGTATCAAAGGATTGAAGTGCTGCGTGATTAATAATCACACGACAGCGCTCAACATCTGTGTCGGTAATGGTGCGAGTGATCGGACCCGCAGCCCTGGTGACTGGAGTGTTGACACCGACGGTGTTTTCAATAAGGCTGAAACCCTCCATCGCGGTTTGGGTTTCGTCCGTACCAGTACGGTGATCTAATTCGTAGCTGGAAAAGTTAAACGTCCCATCCGCGTTTTCAATGGGCGTTGAATCTAAAAATGTGTCGCGGGTAATGCTGTTGGGGAAGCCTTCAACTTCGCCTTCGCTCAGTGCGTAGACGGTCTTGGCAAATGCAACCGAAAACAGGTTGTTTTCTGCCTCGCGCGGTTCCCGTTCGGTGCCGCCAACAACAGTGAAATTCTGCTGAACAACTGGCTGGCTGCCGCCACCAGCACCGCTGACTTCAGGCAACTTTTTAGGGTCTTCCATCAGAGGTGATTCTGCAGTTCCAGACCGAAGCTCAAGGTAGGCAACGATCCGATGATGCGCTCACCGTAGAGCACTGGAACGACTCCGCCCTGTTGGGTATTGGCGTTGGATTTATCGAAAGTGAATGAGCGCTGTTGCTCTTCAGCACTAGTGCCTGAAATAATGCCGCCCTGCTTGGCGTTGGGCATCGTGGGCGTGGGCGTCAACAAGTCGGCAATACCGCTGAAAATAAAGGCTCCGCCAACTAGACCAATACCTATCGCTGTCATAGTTCCAAACCCCAGTCCAAGACCAAACAATCCACCGCCCGCCGTAACAATTGCAAAAGCAACAAGCGCAACGCCAGTGATAATTTTCCCGACGGCGCCTTTGCCTGCCGGAATTGGTGCAAGCACAAAACGCTTGCTCAGCGGCCACAGGAGTTGTTCTTCGTCCAAGCCATCAGGGTGCTCAGTAACCGCACGCCAGCTGATTCCGTTTTGCTCTGACTCCAAAAGATATTGACGGAGCGCTGGGATTTGTACGCACAGTGCCCGTACAGCCTCAGCCGGGGTCTTCACCGCCAGCTTGAACTGGCGACCGAAACGGCGCCCAGCTTCACCCAACAAACGGATCGTGACCATCAGCCTGCTCTCCGCACAACCATGTAACTATTCTCGCGGAAGTAACCGCTATACGCCGTCGTTCCAGACAATCTGCCAACTAAATGCTGGTACAACCTGTTGGCGGCAGGGTCCTCGACAACGGCGACATGGTTGCAGGTGTTCTGGTTGCGGATGCGGAACAGAATCACGTCACCACGCACCAAGTCAGTGCCAGCAGGCAGCCTGATGAAGCCTTCGGCGGCAAAGTTGTCCTCAAAATGCGTGAAACCGCGCGTTGACCACTCGCCTTCGTACTGACGCGGATAATCGCCCATTTCGACGCCAAGCTCTTGCTTGTACCAGTCCCGCACGGCGGAATAGCAGTCGTAGACGCCATAGTTCCAAGCGCGTCCCAATAAGCCTGCATCCTGGGAAGGATCAAGCCAGAACGCCTCGCTGCCACCACAGTTCCAAACTGCGTAGGGCAGATTCAATGACTTGCACGCTTTGATGTCTGCCGGGCTGAAGCCGCTGTAATTGGCGTGGCTGTGCCAGCAAGCTTTGGCGTCATCGATATAGTCCGCCGTATCTTGGGCGCTCATCACAAAGGTGTCGGGCTCCTCGCTGATATTGCGGCACTCCACTACCGTTCCATCAATAAGAATGAACCCGCATGTTTCCTTCGGGTATGCGCGTTCCGCGTAGGTCCGCATTGCCAGCCGCTGCTCAGCGGTAAGCGGGTTTTGCCACTGGGACAGCATCAGCCTTGAGAATCGACGAGACCAGGGAAACCCCCGAAGGGCAATCGGCTATCAGCACCAAAACGGAGTTTGCAGCTGGTTAGACGCTTGCCACATACATCATCGTCTGGATGAAAGACCTGTGTGTCATTTGCGTTGAAATAATTGGTGCCGCTGTAATGACAGCCAATATCGCTGCGATAAATCCACTGACACTGTTCACGCAATAGACGGCGACCCGGCAAGCTGCGACCTTCAAGGTCAAACGGTACTGCTAATTGGAAAGTGACAGAAAGTTTTGTTTCGTTTGACTTTTGTTCAACTACCCATTCATCTGGTCCCCAATAGGCATCAGGATCAGCCCCAGGGGTGCCGTCAAGATATGTTGTCAGAGTGCGGATGCGGCTGACACTGGCACCGACCAGATCGGCGTAGGTGTTAGTCAGAGCTGTAATCGCTAAACCAACGTTGGCAAAGACGATGCTGGGGCGTTCCAGCTTGCCGCTAGTGTTTAGCTCAAAGCCGTTTGCCTGCAGTGGCAGGGCGGTGTAAGTGTTGCTGTCGTAGGTGATGTCATTGCCGTTGGTTTGCGACCAGTTACAGAAGCGATAGATCGACTGATCCGTTGAACCGGCGGGCAACAACGTCGAAATGTCCAGGGTGAAGAGGTCAATGACCTCCGGCATCTGGGTCTTAAAGGTTTCAGCAACAGGTGGTGTCTGCGTCATACGTACACACGCTCCAGTTCAAATGAAATCGTCATGTAAGACGCACTGACTGGGGTCATCGTCCAGCCGTCACGAACTACATAGTTTCGATCCGCCAAAGTCAGATTGACCTCAACAACCGTGCCGTCGCTAATAGTGACCGAGGTTACCAATCCTGTTGTGAGATTTACGGTGTAGTCGGTTGTAAGGGTATAACCAGTAAGGGTCAAGGTGCTGATGTAGTTGTACCCCAGATCCAGCTGACCAGATGCAATAGGACGGGAGAACGTCTTGGTAGACATTGGGGCGGTCCATGCCACTGCCGACCCGCGCAACGTCAGCAGATAACTTTCGATGGAATAGGCATCCGCATAAAGCATCGGGGATGTGGTGCATTGCCAAACTTCGCGGTCTGTATTTAGGCCGTCAGTCAGAAACTGGCTGTAACCATCACCGAAGGTCGCCTGTTGGCGGCGCTGGCTACGTTTGACCACTGGGGTGGCGTGAGCCAGTGGTATGTCGTTGAAGGCGATGTAAGCCATTAACGCAAGACCCCTCCGCTACGACGTTCGTTGACCAGCGTTGACATCACGATACCTTGAACTTGGTTAGCGATCTGCTTTTGTGCAGCGGGGCTGAGCTGTTCGCCAGTGTTCTCGACGGTGATGTTGATTGAGCCAACCTGAACGCCGCCTAGGGCGCCGTTTGGAGTCACGCTGCCGGTGCGACCAGGGGTGAACAATTCAGGGCCCTTTTCACCTACCAGATAGCTTTTGCCGCCCATTGCAGTGCCGCCAGAGGCTAGAGCACCAGAAATTCCAGGCAGGATTCCAGGCACAGCTAAAGCACCAGCCCCGTCTAATCCGGGCATGGTCATGGTGCTAGCAGAAAACGTAGGAGCCCCAGAGAAAAGGCTGGTAATAATTTTATAAGCCATCATCTCAATGGCTGCTTTAATGATATTTGTTGCCATATCCATAAAGTAATCGGCTACAGACTGGAAGAAGTTCGCTAGCGCTTGCTGAGCATTCATTGTCCCTTCTATCATCCCACGCACCCCTTGACTAAACGAGTCAGCGATAGTGGCGGAAAGTGATTTAACCATTTCCAATGGATTCTGAAGATCTTCAAGCTTTTTCTTCAGTTCATCCAGATGCTCTCCTGCTGGGTCTTTAGGATCAAAGATTCCTCCTTGTTCGCCGCCAAAACCGCTTTCACTAGGCAGGATCGCGGCGCCAGCCATGATGTCGGCTATCTCCTTCCGCAGGTCTTTGATCTTCTGACTGTATTCAAATTCCGCCTTGATAAACTCAAGCATTTGT